TTTTCTTTTGCGATACCTAGCATCTAGTATTCTTTTGCACCTCTGTAGCTTCTTATTAGGAAAGTAAGTGAAGTTTAAAAGGATGTGTTCTAGCTCCATAGTCGTGCATCTGTTGAGGTCTTTGTCTGTCATTATATAGCGTTATCCAATTGCTCTATAATATGCCTAAGCTCTGAGCGTTCAAATCTACCCATCCAAATCATATTGACGTGGACGTTAAAGTGGTCTTTTTCTAGTGGTGTAATCGTTACTTGTGAATTGTTATCTTTCATAGTTATTTAGTTTAATTGTTAAAATTTATTTTCTCCTTCTAAAGAAGCCTCTACCTCCGTTACCACCGTGAGGCCCTGTACCGTGGTTTCCGTGGCCTCCACCGTTCACTGAGTGAGCCTGAGCCTGTTTAGGTGTTAGCATAATGATTGTGCCTAAGGCTGTAAAGGCTGCGTACTTACCTAGTTTCTTAATAGCCTCTCTTCTGTCGATGTTATTTTGTTCGTTTGTCATAATAATATTTATAAATTTCGCACACCTTCTCGTGCATTAAATGTTGTTTATACTCTTCTTTACCTTCGTGTCTAGCGTTGCCTATCTCTAGGACTAGCTTAACATAGCTGAGGTTAACCGTCTTTTTACCTACCTTGTGGGTGTACATACTTTTAGTTGGCACAGGGTACACTCTTAAGTGATTACCTTTTAAAGCCCAACTCATATAGTCTAGACACTCCATTACTTTTGAGACATTCTAGTGGCCTCTATGCGACCATTACGGTAATGCTTTACCAATAGTTGTGTATCTAGTTCTACGACCTTATACGGTCTTATAGATAGTCTTATAAGTATCTTATTAAATATATTCATTCTTCTTTAATTTAAGGGTTAGTAATTTGTTCTCTAAGGTTAGTCTCTCTACCTCAGCTCTGAGGGCTACAATAGCTGCCTCCTGATAGTCTAGTAATAGTTCTGTCTGTTCGTTCATAGTTAGTTTTTTAGTTGATTGAATCCATTGATACTACCTGCTTAGCTTTTCTAAGTGTAGGAAAAGAAGTTAGTACCTGTCCGTTCTTTTGTACTATCCAATTCCCGTCACATTTGCTAGTGCCGTTGCTCTTGTAAGTTCTCCCTCTGTATAGTTCGTAAGTACCACAATCAGATGTGTATATATTCCCCCATTGCTCTGTATCAAATGTTTTAGTAAAAGTCATAGTTTTTATATTTAGTTGTTTTGTTTGATACAAAGATACGCATAACTTAAAGTATCTACCAAACTTTTTGGCAACTTTTTTTAAAAAAAATGTAAATTAATTTGTAACGGGCTGAGGTGTAGCTAATTAGTTAAGAAAATATTTTCCACTATTTGGGTTACTTAAGTGGTAAGATACAAAATACCTAATACTATCTATTAAGTGATTGTAGTTATCTATAGGTACGTCCTTACCATCTTTAAAGGTGTAGTTATTTAACTCTGTAATTAAGTTCCTAGAGCCTTTGTGAATATACAACTTATAGTCTTGTAGTAAAGCGATACCTAGATTAATACTACCCTGTCCTTTGATAGAAGGCTTTATATTAAGGTTATAACTATGCTTAAGCTCGTGTAATAGTCTTGGCTCGGCTGAGTCTCCTATTATTAGAGTATCACTCTTAGCGTGTCTACCTAACTCGTAGGCTATATCTGAAGTAGTTAAGCCTGTCTTATATAACACCTCTTTCAAGTATATCTCTTTGCTCTTCTTATTAATAGAAACCAAACAGGCGGCTGTAGGGTCATTACTGAATCCAAAGTCTAAGGATATACCGTAGTAGTCTCCGTTAGAGTCAAAGTCTTTTACCTGCCAATTACTAAAGATAACACCCTCTGCGACACTTCTCCAACCTCCGAGAATCTGAGCCTTATACTCTTCGGGCCTCTCTTCTTTCATTCTATTAACGTTAGCTAAGAAGGTAGCATCTAAGTGTTTCTCGTTGTCTTTATATGAAGTATGTATATAGGTAGTGTCTTCTATAGTAGTATTTTCCCCTCCCTGCAGGTCTCTACTCTCAAAGAATCTCTTATATATCCAATGTGCTTTTGTAGCAGGATTCATTACCATTATAACTCTGTTCTGTGCATCCTTAGAACGTACTGATAAATCTATTTTATCGAATAGTAAAGGGTCAGGCATCTCTTCAGCTTCGTCTAGTATCCAAGTGCTTATTCCATTAAGTGACTTGAGCGCCGCTGTCTGATTCCCACTCCCTGTCTTTAGCCCTCTAAAGTATATCTTATTACCTGATACCTTATTGGTTATATCTGTCTTGTTAACTAAGAAGTCGTTACTTAAGCCTAGTATATCAATCTTCTCTGTCATCTCAGGAATAATAGAAGTACTCGCTGAGGTCATTGTGTATCTAGTGAATAGTATATTGTGGTTATTCTCATAACTTAACAGCAATAGAAAAGAGGCCACACTAAAGGACTTAGAGCTACCTCTACCACCTGTTATGATATAGTACCTTGAGTAGTCGTTAAACAAAGGTCTATACTTAGGGCTTAATTTTATTAAAGGGTTTTCAATCATATCTATTCGTCATCAAAACCTATAAGGCCTCTTAGTCTAATATTGTGGTCTACTGTAGCCGTTGTGTTGAGGTCTATCTCTTGCTTAGGGAGTCCCGCTCTGTACTTTAAGAATAACTCTATAGCTCTTTGGTCTCCTGATTCAATGCGTTCTAATAGCTTCTGTATTACTACATCTATGTCTATATTTTCGTCAAGGATTTGTCTTATATTTATTACCTCTCCGTTAGTTGGTCTACCACTATTCGGTCTTACGCCTCCCCAATTATCTGAGCCTTGAGCTCCGTCTTGTTTGCTTTTACCTGCCATCTTGGTTTATCTTGGTTTTTTACTCTTTATTTAAAAACAGCCTAATTAACAGGGCGTTATCAACTTAGCCATAAACTCAGGTAGTACATAACTATACTTTGTTATCTTAGCGTTTCTACTGAAGTCCGTCGTCATAGGGCACGTAAAAGCTCTTACAGTCATATTAACGATAGTTTCTATATTCTTAGATATGTTATATACCCATACGCCTTTGTCGTCTGTTACAACGTATAAAAAGTCTTTGCCTTTAATCTGTGCCTTTTGATAGTTAACAAATAGCTTAGAGGCTTCTAGGAGCTTCTCAGAGTAGTATACTCTCCTGTTTTTTATCTCTACGATATAGTTGTTATCTTCTGCGTCATAACTACTGAAACCCCCTGAGCATAATCTCAAAGTAGTCTCAGCTCTGTTATTCAATACACCTATTGTACTTTGTTCTGTCATATTCCAAATATCTTTAATTTAGCCTCTAAGTCCTTAACTTTAGCGTCTGCTATCTCAAGTGCCTCTTCAGCTTTTCGTGCTCTTAGGACAGCTCTATTGCGTCCCTCTCGTGCTTCTGAGATTAATCTATTAAACCCATAGTCTCTAAGCTCTAGGTTATTGGTGTATACAAGCGTTCTTAAAAAAGCTGAGTACATAGCCCCTAGCTCTTTATTGTCAGGCTTAGCTTCTAGCCATTTAATTAGCACATCACATATTAAGTTTTGGTCAGCTCCTTTTTGCAGAAACTCAATTGAAGGGTTCGTCATCATAATCTTCGTCTATTATCTCAGCTCTTACTGAGCAGTTAAATTGCTTATCTGTATTGTTATAGTCTTTTAGTGCATCTCTTATGCCTATGGCAGCTGAGAAGTCATTCAACTCGGCTGCCTCTTGTTCTGCTACTAATACTCTGTCTTCGGTTACTCCTAGGCTTAAAGCGTATAGAGCCCCTACGTAATTAAAGTGTATTATCTCTTTGTCTGTCATCATAGTGTCCCCTCCTTGTGATATTGTGATAAGTCTATTAGTTCGTCAACAAAAAATGCTTTGTATATTGCTATAGCTGCATCTAATTTTATCTTACCTGTCTCTAGCGTTTGCTGTGAGGCTTTGAATACTCCTATGTCTGTTGTAGTTTTATCTATTACTAACCAATAGAAATCAGGTACATTATATAGCTGAGTATATAGGTAAGCCTGTAGGTCATAGTCATATTTGGATATAGTAAATTTAAACTGATTAACTACGTCTCCATTCTTTAGCTCTACGTCTTTCAATCCGTCGTTAGTTGTTTTAACGTCTGCTACGTATTCTCCCTCTTTGAATATATCTGCCTTACCTCTTACTGCTAATCCGTCTACTTCTACTAGAGCAGGCTCTTCTGTCTTAGCTCCTTTCATAAAAGATACACAGGCGTCGTTCTGTAAGAAGGCCGCAGCTATTCTAGAGGCCATATACTTTTCTTTAAGCGTATAGGTGCTCTCAGCTCCGTTCTGCTCTTTAGCTAGTTTCCACTTAGTAGTGTTTTTACTAGATGTATCTACAAAGGTAAATTGTCCGTACTTCTCAGGCTCTAGTATCTCAGTATGTACTAACTTGCCATCTCTCAGGGCTTGTGTCTCTGTCATTCCTTTACGCTTCATATGAGCGAACCACTTCGGAGACTTCAACAGCCACTTCATTGTAGAGTAGCTTAACACTCTGTCTAGGTTTAAATGTTTATAGTAATATTCGTCATTATACATATTGTCTAGGGCCTCTGTAAGCTCTAGTTGTTCGTGGTTTAATAGTGTTACTTTCATATCTATTGTAATTGGTTGTTAAATAAGTCTAACTCTTCTAGTGACGTGTTGAGGTCAGCTTCTATATCTAGAAATCTGTCGCAGTTTAAATAATCGTCTTGGGTGTCTATTGCGTTGTAAATGTTTGTGTAGTTCATCTTAGTTTTTGTTTAGGTATAATGATAAATTTTGTTCTGCCTGTTCTAATACGTTACAAGCATCTAGGCTTAGTTGGTCGTTCTCTTCGGTTTGGTCTTCATAGTAATTAGCTGAAAGTATTCTAGCTTCTACCTGAGCGATGTTTCTTAATAGTTGTAATGTGATTAATTTGTTCATAGTTATAGTATTTAGTGATTAATGTTTTTGTAAAGGTAATTATGATTATTGGTTAAAAAAAGCTTTTTGCTAATTATTTTTAAATTAATTTCTTATTGACTGATTACTAGATACTTGCATAGCTAAATATTTTACCATCTGTGGATAGTCCACCCTCTTCGTGCATTGCTAACCTCTTAAATTCTCTCTTAGCCTTTAAGTCTGCCTCTCTTTGTGCTTCGTCTCTCTTTAGTATAGCCTTCTCTATGTTTACAAAAGACTTTAATTGGTTGTCTATAAAGTACTGTATTCTTATTTCAGGTAGTCCTGTAAGTAATTCGTTAATAGTGTCATCTGAGGTTAATCTAGATAGTTTAGCTCTTAGTTCTGCGTTCTGCTTTATTAGATTAGCGTTACGCATCTCATAAGCCTCTAGGAGCGTCTCTGTTGCATTTTCACACTCTTTTATATCTAAGTTACCTATAACGTCTCTTACTGCGTTGTATTTAGCTCTAAAGGCTGAATCATATTGCACGTCCTGTTCGAACTTCTTAAGTGAGTGCATTACTGTAGCGTGGTCTCTCTTCAGAAACCTACCTATTGCCTGTAGTGTTTGTTTGTTATCTCTAGCGAATTTATAAAATATCATTCTAGCTTGTACATACTCTACCTGTCTAGTCCTTAGTACTACGTCACAGCTAGTGACTGCTTCTACAGCTTCTCTAATTACCTGTAGCATCTTTGTATCTGTCTTTTGTTTTGGCTTCATATTATTGTAAGTCTTCTTTAGTTGGTGTCTCAAAGTGTATCTCAGCGTCTGCAGGGTAGTCTTGTAAGATTGCCTCACAGGCTTTGTCTTGTGATAGGTCTGAGACCATTGTGTTAATTAAATATCTGTTGTTATTTACTACTAGTATTGTGTACATATTGTTTAATTTAAGGGGGCGTTAACCCCCGTTAGTTATTATTATTTGTATAGTCCTGACGTGAAGGTAAAAGCGTTAAACATTTGATTAAGTGCCTTAGCCTTGTTTACTGTAGATACCTCTATTTCTAGTCTACCACCCCAAGGAGATTTTTTTACTTCTGCGTTAAGCGTTGGAAATTTAGCGTTTAATTCGTTTGCTTTGTTTGTGTAGTCTTGAGTTGTCATAATATTTGTTTTTGATTATGGTACAAATATACAGACTCTTTTTAGTTAAAAAAAACTTTTTTACAATTATTTTCAAAAAAAAAGCCCTACATCTCTGTAAGGCCTAATTTCACTAGGGTTAATTTTTAAAAAAACTTTTATTCACACTCGTAATAAGTGCATTGAGTAATAGTACCACCCCAAGAATAAGTTACCTGATAGCAATCTTCACACAAATAAGGCTCAGGCTCACAAGATGTAAAAAATACAGCTCCTAAAGCTATTACGCATATTACTACTAGTCTCAGTATTACTGACCACGCTCTCTCTTCTTTGTTTATTTGATTCATATTATTTAGTTTTAATGGTTATTAGTTAAATGTCTTTCTAGAGCTGCTAAAGCCCTCCAAGCTACTTTAGCTAGGTGTAGTTGTCCGTCTTCGTCTAACGGGTTAATACTATGGTCTATAAGGTGTCTAGTCAATGCGTCTAGCTCATCTTTTGACTTCTCCATATCCCAATGTAATGGGGTGTTAGGATGGTGTTGGTCATTCCCTGCTTGTGAACACTTAGATACTTCTTTGAGTGCATTAGGGAAATACTTTAATACTCCTGAAAATACAGGGGTTGCTTTACGTTCTTTTGCTGTGTCCTGATTACCGAATGGTGGATTGTCTACCATCTCAGCAACGTCATTTGATACGCTTTGGTAAAATCGTTTACAGCTCCCTGTATTGTCTCCGTCGCAGCTACAGTTTAGGCATTGTAAATTATTATCTGTCATATTTTTTTGTGTTATAGTTTGAATTCTTACCATTATAACCTAGGTAGTCGTGCATAAAACGCTCTACATCTAAGGCTTCTTTTTTTGTGTCAAAAGTAGATATTACTTCATATCCTTTAGTTATCCTACTAGACTCTGTCCTGTGTTTTTTCATTCTCATTTCAGGTCTACAAGTGACTCCTATGTAATGCTCTTCAGGTAGATAGTATAGCGTATAAAAGTTATCTTTTAAGGCTTGGTTTTCAAGCCTCTTTTTTTCTCTTATGGCTTCCTTGTTTTCCTGTCTCCATCTCTTATTGAGAGCCGCTAACTTCTCTTTATTGGCGGCTCTGTATCTCTTAGCGTCTTGTGGGTCTTTGTACGGCATTATAATACCATAAGTTCGTTAATACTAGTTTTACCTCCTAAGATGACCGCGCAACCAATAGCAGGTTTTTTCCCTGCCTTAGAATAAGCAAAGGCGTATTTGTCGTGGTCTATACCACAGCCCACTTGGCAGCCAAATATCCTAGTCCTAGCACCTACAAAGTACTCACTATATGCTTGAGTATGTAAATGACCCTGAACAGTGCTTCTCATATCTGCTCTAGCTTTAGTCTTAGCTGTTCCTGCTTCTCCGTGAATATACATTACATCATCAATTTCTACAGATGTAACAAACTTCCAATTAGGTGTATTAAGTACTTCTGAGTACTCTTTTACCCATTGCTTAGGAACTCCACCGCTTTGAGCCTTACGCATAATGATTCTGTCGTGATTACCTACAGTAACGTGAGCGTCAGGCCACCTTTGATACCATCTAGCAAGCCTGTCTATAGCTAGTTGTAGCTCTTCTCCACCTCCCATACCATTCGCGTCTGTCTCGTGATATGAACTATAATGGTTATCTATTACGTCTCCAATAAA